AGGATAACTTTTTCAATACGATCCATTTAAACATAATGAAAGTAAGTGGTCAAAATATATTTTGCACCTGATTTAACTGGTAGACCAGCATGGGGAAATGTCCATAAACTTGGGAAAACTAAAACAGTTCCAGTTTTAGGATGAATCATTTTACCGTCAACAAATTCTGTTTCTCCTCCAGTAAAATTATCATTGAGATAAACAAGAAAGGCAAGCCATCTTCTTGCAGACGCATAATCAGATACATCAATATGAGTGTCAAATGAATCTCCAACATCATATTTTTTAATACGCATCTCTTCAAATCCATACTTCTGAGGTAGTATGTCATCATAGTATCCTATATCGGTCAGATACTTCATACCTATCTCAGAAAATTTTTGATACAGACTAGTGTATTGTGGCAGATTACCTATATTTCTTTGATAGAAATTAGGTTTATGATCTCTTTCAATTCTTTCGTTCTCCTCATCTACTAAACTTATCAGTTGCAAACACATTGACTCAGAAAGAAAGTCATCATAGGTTTCAACAAAATCACTCTCCGTAACTAAATTCTTCATTCGATGCTTCTTCGAGTTTTTCCATCACTTCTTCCGTGAAATACTTATCAGGATCGGCCAAAATAGCAGAAGGATAAACGGAAGATTCACCAACAACAATTCGATTCCCCTTACGTTTGAAGACTCCATGCTTCTCACCCAGTTCCAATAACCCATAATATCTATCGAGTCCACGCTCGTCGTAATAAAGTCTAATCTCAACTTCTTTGTTCTCCTTACTTAAACGTGATTTATGAGTCTTTGCCTTGATAATGTTTCCAACGACTTCCTTACCATCCTTCTCTTTTTTTCTGCTGAGATAGATGATTGTAGATGCTGCATACTTGAGACCGCTGCCTCCACCCATTTCTTTTGTAGGGAAGTAAGAACCGATGACATCATAAGTGTGATTTGTAACTATTAATGGAATGTTTGCTTGACCAAGTTTAAGTGTGAGCATACGGAATGCACCTTTAACAAGTTGAGATTTGGTCATATCTCTGACTTGTTTATCATCGAGTGCATCTTTAATCTCTTTCTCTGTGGAAAGCATACCTAAAGAATCTAATACAAACATACAAGGTTTGCGATTCTCTTCATCTGTCTTTAAGTATATATCTACGGCCTTGAGTGCCTTGGTTCGGAATTCCTCAATTGTCACGACATTCACAACAACCAACCGTGTCGTATCAACTCCACGAGACTCCAATAATCCTTTATTGACGGCTGCTTCAGTGTCAAAATAGAGACAATACCCATCAGGGTTAGTGTCCAAAAAGTTCTTGACAACAGCAAGCGAAAAATAAGTTTTACCAGTAGACGACTCACCAGCAATGGCAGTAATACGATTGCTGCTAACCCCGCCAAAAATAGACCCACTAATGAGTCCATTAAAAATGTAGGATCCTGTGTCAATGAGTCTTTCAGTTTCATCAATATCTGACGCAATCTGCGTATATTCATCTCCTATCTCTTTTACTATTTCTTTTAAAAAATCCATTATACGAAAAATGATTCAAGGTTTACAGTTCTCTCAGCACTCCATCCAATTGAGTCGAGAATAATCTTAAGAGGTTCAAGGAACGACTTCTCAAATTGTAGGTCATAATCTATGTATTTGTCAAGGTTGAGTTCCTCTGGGAATTGTTGAATGAATGATATTACATTCTCTTGGATTGGGTTTGGTCTTTTGAGATAACAAAATTTAATCTTCTCACCATTGTTAATCAAAGAATATTTTTGTGTGAGTTTATTCTTCTTTACATAATGATTGAAGAGAAGAGCGCCACGAGCATGAATCGGTGTTCCCTTTTCATAGATTGCGTTGACACTTTTATACTTCTTGACATTACTCACAGTTCTTGGAAATGATATCTCCTCTGGTGGTAATGACCTAAACTTTGTTCGACAACTTTCGATGAAGTCAATGACATCATCTTCTGTCTTTGTCATGATAAGTTTAAGAACATCTTTAATCATGGTGCGACAAGGTGCAGGCGTTGAAGACTTAACTGCTTCGATACCCATCATCTTGAGTTTAGGTTCTGCATAACGAACACCTTCACTATCCCAGACATTCAAGATATATCTTTTCTTGGCAGTCCAGATACCACGGTCAGCAATGTTCTCACGTTTCATAAACATCTTCTGCTCGTAAGCGTTGACGTAGTTGGCCAACGCTTCGTAAGAACTCGAAATATACTTTTCAAATTCCATCTCACAGATCTTGTTAAGGAACCCAACAACACCCTCAGTAGTCTTCTCTCGTTCTTTGTATATAACCTCGACCAGAGGGCCCAGATGCAAATAGATAGAATCGGTATCAACAGCAATAACATAATCTTCATCCTTTGTTTTGAGTATTTTGTTTAGATAATTATTCATCCGATCTTCAATCCAACGAATTGAAACCTGACCAGACAAAGTAATTGCCTCTGCATTTTCAAGTTTGTAATAACGAAAGTATTCGTTACCAATCGCACCATAAGCAGAGTTCAGTTGGATCTTACGAGCCATCTGAATATTATTAAATGTTGCAATATCTTTAACAAGTTTAGGATCTTTTGTATCCTCATACTTTTGTTTTGCAGCAAGCATCTTTTTCTTATACACAGTTCTTTCTGTGTATATCTTCTCCATAATCTCTGGTAGAAAACCACGAATATCAGTGCGATACATTGCACCATTGGCACACACAGCACTATCTTTATAAAGTTGAAAGTCTATTTCTTCTTGAAGTATTCGATCAACTGTAGCTGTTGGGTGTTTGTCATCCTTGAGGGTTTCTGGGGAAATATTATATTGCATAATGAGATGAGGATAAAGACTGTTGAGGTCAAAACTAACCACCCAATCATACTTTCCTGGCTTCGGTTCCTTGACATAAGCGCCTGCATATTTTTCAGATTTTGATGTTCTTTTCTTTGGGGGTATAACAATATTCTTTTCCTTTAGATAGTTGTAGATAATTGTATCCCACATACGAACTTGATAATGAATATCAATGAAATTAACTTTTGCATCAAATGCCATTGTAATAGCAAGTTCAATTAATTTCAACTTGTCTTCCATACGGTCAACAAGTTGAACGTCTTTGATATTGTATCGAACAAACTTATCCCAATCTTTTGTATAGAACTCACGGAAAGTATCATACTCATTATGGTCGAGTTTCTTTTCACCCAACTCATAATTAGCAATGTAGTCCAATCGATATGACTCTTGATTTGTATATGTGAATCTTTTATATAAATCAAGATAATCGAGTTGAGTGACTCCACCAATATCATATGTAATATTTTTACGACCACTAATGTAAACTTCGTCTTGAGATACAAGACCCCAAGGGGATAAGTCCTTCATGGATTTCTCACCAAGAATACGATTGATACGACCAGCAAGATATGGAATATCATACATCTGAGAGTTCCAACCAGTAATTACCTCTGGAAAATTCTTTCTCCAGTATGCTAAGAATGAAGTCAATAGAATAGTTTCATTTTGACAGTAAATGTAATTTACATTTGGATCTTTGTTTACAAAAGGTCTTGAACCAAAAGTAGTAACTTTCTTTGTTGCATAGTCTTGTAAACTAATCAACAACATTTCTTCTGCAACATTTTCGACATCAGGGAAACCACTCTCTGCAGCAACCTCAATGTCAATCGTTACAAGACGAATCTTTTTGATATCAAACTGTATATGATCCTCTGGATATTTTTCTGAAATATATTGATAAACGTATCTGTCATTGCCATATATTTTAAAGTTCTCGACTTCATCATACTTCTTGTAGAACTCACGACAATCTCTTACGAAGCCAGGTTGAATTGGTTCAACTGAGTCACCTTCTAAAGTCTTGTATTTTGTTTTTCTCTTAGATGGAACGAATAAAGTTGGTTTCCATTCTTCCCGATGTGTGATGTGCTTTCCATTCTCATATCCACGAATCAAAAACTGATTACCTATGAGTTGTATATTGGTGTAAAATTTCACGAAGTCGCTTTAGAATACTGTTCAAAAATCATAGGGCTAGGAGTGACAAGAGTTACAATCTTATCAGAGTTAATCATTATCTCGTTTTGTTCAGTATAGTCTTCCATCCATTTTTGTAAATCACCTTCTACAATTTTGTAAGGTTTTGTTAATTTACAATTTGGGTCTCCAAACTCTGCAGCGATTTCTTCAATCTCAGATACTACTATCTCCTGTCTGGACAATAAGAGGACTTTGATTACCTTCGTGTCTTCCATTTAATCTCTCCTGATAAAGTTTTTTTATGCTTTTTACTGGTTCAACAATTGTTACTACCCAATCGGCTGAGCAAGGTATTCTTGACTCTTCTGAAAGAGGAATCCAAGGATAAAATTGAACACTAATTTTTGATTCATACTCTCTTGATGAACCATCTTCATTTAAAACAGTTGGTTCTTCTGGTTGATACGCTTTTACAATCAAAGGTTTGTGGAAATAATATCCAACAACCCCTTCTTCAGTTTTAAGCTCTTTAACGTCAGTAATGATATCCTCACCTGACTTGAGCATTACTAATTTAACAGACATTTAATACTCTCTATGTTTACATTATAAAAGACCACTCAACAAAAGTCAAGTGGTCTTGTCTCTATAAAAATTTATTTATAGGTAATCTCTACGAGCGTGATGTTCTGGAACTATCTTACCCAACTTAACGGTAAGAAGTCCATCTTCCAACGTGACATCTCTGATTTCAAAATCATCTGAGAGTGTCCAGGCTCTGTTGAAAGATCTCTGAGCCAATCCTTGATGGACATACTCGGATCCTGTCTCCTTATTCTTTTTCTTTCCTTCAACGAATAATTTTCCGTATTCAGTATAGACATGGACTTCCTCCTTTTTGAATCCAGCAAGTGCGATCTCTAAACGAGACTCAGAGTTATTTACCTGTATTAGATTGTAAGGTGGATAGTTTGTTATGGTCTCAGTAAAAAACTTATCGAAATAAGTATCCATACCGATACTGTTTTTTGTGATGCGATCCATCAATTCTCCTAGATCGGCAGCACGATACCTTTGTAAGTTCATAGTTCTCCTTAAGTAAGCGAGTGTAAATTTGTCCCCGAAGGCGACACTACTAATTATAACAGCAGACAAAAAAATAAGGGGTGGTGAACCCCTCAAAAACACTTCGGTTTCCTCCCTAGTCTAGCAGAACTCTACAATTGCTGACGCAAGATTTATCTCTTACATCACATTCTGAAATACATTCAAAGTAATCATCAACTGAATCATTTGGAGATGTCTCTCTTTCGACATTCATCCAAGGTCTTAAACTATTGAACGATATGAGGTTGTGCATAGATTGTTTTAAATTAAACACATAACTATCTATATGATTTAACTAAGATAGTAACACTTCTTCATCGTCACTATTTTCTTCGTTAAGATTTGCAACACGTTTCTTATCATTTTTATCATCACCAACAACTTCTCTTAGCAAGTTGTTAACGTCTTCTCGTAGGTTTGGTAGGTTTGACATTACTCCTCCTCTGGTTTTTTTCTTTTGCCAATATTGTATTTGGTTTCTAAATTCCAATCATTCTTCTCTTTGTAAGAGATAACTTTAATCTGATTCAATGGTGCAATGTCATTAACTTTATCAGTCGAGACAACAGAAACCAATCCCCAGTCTAAAAGTAACTGGATAATACGATTTCTTCTTTGTACATCATTGACTGTAATATTAGCTCTCTTACCGTCTAATGCAAATAGTTCTTTGAAATGAACGATGTAGTATCTGCCTTGTTTATGTAGAATATGGCAAGACTGATATAACTTCTTTTCTTTTCTTGAGGCCACACCAATACGAGTCAGTGTTTCTCTTACCTTAAGAAAATCATCTGGTTCATTTAATGTAATCTCAATCATTTGGTCTGGCGACCAACTAATCTCAGGTTCCACAATAGAATTCATTTTCTACCTCCAATCTCAAGTCGATCTCGAATAAACGAGAATTGTTCTCTAGTCAGAATATTTAAAACCTGTTTTGCCTTTTCATTACTATAACCATAGTATTGTTTGACAAGTTCAAGATTTTCAATTTGTTCTTTACGAAGCCAAGGAGAGTATCTCTTCCTTTTCCTGAGACTATTTAGAAAAAAGTCATATTGTAACTTCTTTGCTAGATTAGGATGTTTGTTCATTTCATTCGCAAACATGACCGCATCTATATGTCCAGATAGACATCTATTAATAATATAAGATGGATACTTCTTTTCTAAATCAATATCCTCATCAATCAAATTATTTTTATTTGTGTTGATTGAGTTTAACCAATCTTTTAATTCCATTTTTTTTTTACACTATTTT